TCATCATGACCGAGATCGACGCCTACCCGGCCAATCTCGGCGATCCCTGCGCCCTGGCCTCGATCCGTCGCGAGACATTCGGGCAGGAAAGCATGCTGCTGGCAGAAAGCCATCCAGACCGCGCCAACGGGCTCGACCCGTCGCTGTGGACGGATGGCATCATGAAGCAATATGCGGATAGCGACCGTCGCCTCTGGTGGTGGCCCTGCCCGCATTGCAACGGATATTCGAGCCCGAACCCGACCGCTTCCGTCCCGATGACATTGCACTGGGAAGCAGAAGCGCCGCTCGATGAGATTGCAGAAAGCGCAGCCCTGCTCTGCCCGCATTGCGGAACGCTGATCGAGGATAAGTGGCGACGCGCCATGAACCGCGACGGCATTTGGGTCGGTCACGGGCAGGAGATTTCGACCGAGGGCGAGGTGACTGGGGATCTGGTCAGAAGCCGCACGGCTGGTTTCTGGATCACCGGCCTGATGTCGCCTTTCGTCATCGGCGGCGTGGGCTCCCTCGCCTATGATATGGCCAAGGCGCAACGCGCATTCGAGGCCACAGGCGACGACAAGGATCTGCGCGCCGTCACGGTCAAGCGCTGGGGCCTGCCCTATCAGGCCAAGCGGGTGGCCGGGTCTCTCGATGCTGGGGCGCTCGCCGCCCGTGCCGAGCCCGGTTTGCGCCTGGGCTTCGTGCCCGAGGGCACTCGCTTCCTGACCGCTGCGGTGGATATTCAGGCCAATCGCTTCGAGCTTCTTGTTCGCGGCTGGGGCGTCAACGGCGAAAGCTGGGTCATCGATGACCGCGTAATCGCTGCTGACCCGGCCACAAGCCTGAGTGACTGGGACAAGCTCCTGATCTCGCTGGAAGAGGCGCAATACCCGCTTGCTGACGGCTCAGGCCGGTGCATGAAAATCCTGGGCGTCGGCTATGACAGCGGTGGTCAGGATGGCGTCACCCTGCAGGCCTATGGCGCCTGGCGCCGGTCGCGCAAGCGGCGCGGTGCGCGGCGTCTCGGCAAATTCGATGGGCGCGACGGCTGGACCATTCTGCCCCTCAAGGGCGCCAGTTCGTTCAACGCTCCTACCCTTGTCGTCACCTATCCCGATTCACAGCGCAAGGACCGCATGGCTCATGCGCGTGGCGAAGTGCCGGTCGGCTTCTTCAACCCCAATCGGTTCAAGGACGATCTCTCGACGCAGCTGCAAAAGGGTGAGCCGGGGCCATGGTATGTGCATTTCCCCGGCGCGCTGCTGGCAGCCGAGCCGCCTCACCCGTTCTTCGAGCAGCTCGTTGCCGAACAGCGCCGCCCGGATGGGCGGTGGGAGAAAGCGACAAGTTCGGCCCGTAATGAGCGGACCGATCTCATGGTGATGAACAATGTCATCGCCTATCTCTTCGGTATTGCCCGCATCAAATGGGAATCACCGCCCGCCTGGGCCGCGCCATGGGATCAGAACAGCCTCGTCATGGTGCCGGTGGTGCCATCAGACGAGACCGGATCGGGCGCAAGCGTGGCTTCCCGCGTCGTCGCTCAGGTAGCGCCCTCCCCTACCTCCGGCGATGCTTCTCGGAAAGAGCGGCTGCGCCGCATGATCTCACGCATGGCAAGGTGAACCGGCATGGCAGGCATAGATTTCCGGGTGAAGATCGATGTCCGCCACACCATGGCGGCATTCGATCAACTCGCCTCGAAAGAAGTGCCTGCCGCGATTGCCATGTCGATGAACAAGGTCGCAGGCGTCGCAAAACGCGCAATCGTATCGGAAATGGAAGAGGTTTTCGACAATCCGAACAACTGGACCCTCGGTGCTTTTCGTCTCGGGAGCGCTACCTCTGATCATCTGGTCGCTTTTGTAGGGACCAAGGATGTGATCAACGATCCGAAAGATGGACAGAAGAAAGTACGGGATCATGCGTACGAATATCTGAAGATGCAGGATCAAGGTGGCGCTCGACCGATGAAGCGTTCCGAAAAGGCGCTTCGTTCCATCTCTGGAGGGCAATACTGGCTGCCGGGTAAGGACGCTCCACTCGATACCTACGGCAACGTCCAGCACGGTGAAATTATCAGGATCATAAGCCGCCTCGGTCTGATGCTTGAACAAAGGAACAATCTTACTGACCGCACAGCCAAGCGCCTTGCCAAAAAAGGCACGAACGCACGCGGCCAACGCTCGGAATATTTTGTATCGCGCGACAAGGGCAACGGACGTCCAAACGGCATTTACAAATACATAGGCCCCGGCCAGGTGGCGCAGATCCTGATCTTCACCCCTGCCGCCCCGAACTACAAACCGCGTATTTCCTTCGAAAAGATCGTCGCCGATGTCGTTGCTCGCGAGACCGATCGCATGATCGGCCAGGCGGTACGCTACACCCTGAAAAAGAGGCTGGAATGACTTTCAACCGATACCCCCCCAATAAGCCTCGGCAAACGATCCTCTCCGGCCTGACCAATGAGCAGCTACAGGCCAATCTCGCCGCAGCTCAACAGGCCTATAATGACCTGATGACAGGCGGAAAGCCGGTTTCAGTCTCCTATTCTCAGGTCAATGGTGCGCGATCCGTCACCTACACCGCCACCAATAAAACCGACCTGCTGAACTACATTCAGCTCCTGCAGAAACAGCTCGGGATCACCCGGCGCAGACCCCTGAGGATTTCCTTTCGATGAACGATCGCAGCGCGCTGATCCTCGGCCCGGATGGCAATCCGATGCGCCGTGCGCCCGCGCCTGCGGTCCCGCGCCGTCGCTCTCTGGCGCTCAATGGCGGCTGGGGGAACACGCCCTATGATGCCGCCGATACCACCGGCGCCCATATGTCGGCTTGGAACCCGCTTCTCTGGTCGCCTGATGTCGAGCTCAACATCTATCGCGACCGTATCGTGTCGCGTGTGCGCGACCTGGTGCGCAATGATGGCTGGGCCTCGGGCACCATCACCCGCGTGCTCGATAACGCAATCGGCGGCTCTTTCCGTGCCATCAGCAAGCCGGATTATCGCGCCCTGCGCGTCAAGACCGGCTTTGCTTTCGATGCCGCATGGGCCGATGAATGGGGCCGCGTTGTCGACAGCCACTGGCGGTCCTTCGCCGAAGACGAAAACCGCTATTGCGATGTCGGGCGTCGCCTCACCTTCACGCAGATCTGCTGGTCGGCCATGCGCCATGATCTGGTGGATGGCGACGCCCTGGCGCAGGTGTGCTGGCTGCCCGAGCGCATCGGGCGCGGACGGGCTGAATATGCCACGACATTCAACCTGATCGATCCTGACCGGCTCTCCGTGCCCCAGAACAATTGGGACATGGAATTCTGCCGTGGTGGTGTGCAGATCGATGAATGGGGCGCGCCGGTTGGCTATCACATCCGCGCGGCTCATCAGGGTGACTGGTTTGCAGCGGCCAAGACGCAGCAATGGAACTACATCACCCGCGAAACGGCATGGGGCAGGCCCAATGTCGTGCATCACTTCCAGACCGAACGCGCCGGTCAGCATCGTGGCGGCGCAGGCATCCTCGCCCCCGTGGTGCAGCGCCTCAAGATGCTGATCAAATATGACGGGACCGAACTCGATGCCGCGATCGTCAATGCGATCTTTGGCGCCTATGTCGAAAGTCCGTTCGATCAAGAAATGGTCGCCGATGCCATGGGCGCGGGGGAGTTTGGGTCTGCCTATCAGGATCTCCGCAGCGAATTTCACGGCGGCAATCGCGTTATGCTCGGCGATGTCCGCATGCCCATGCTGGCACCGGGCGAGAAGATCAACACGGTCAGCGCTGCCCGCCCTGCCTCGAATTTCCGCGACTTCGAGGGGGCGATCCTGCGCAACGTCGCCTCGGGTGCCGGTGTCTCGGCCATGCAGGTCAGTAATGACTGGTCCGATGTGAATTACAGCTCGGCCCGCGCTGCGCTGATCGAGGCATGGAAAACCATGTCACGGCGCAGGCAAAACTTCGCCCAGGGCTTCGCTTCTCCTCTCCGGTCCTCATGGTTGGAGGAATGCGTGACCCTGCATGATTTACCCATGCCTGCAGGCGTCCCGAAAGACTTCCTCGCCCGCCATTTCCCGGACCTGAAGACGCCGCTCTCGCGCTGCAAATGGCTCGGGCCGGGGCGCGGCTATATCGACCCCGTGGCAGAGCGCAAAGGCTCGATTATGGGGCTCGATGCCGGTCTCACGACGCTGGAAGAAGAGATCGCCGAAAATAGCGGCGCAGATTGGGAAGAAACCGCCGATCAGCGCGCGGTCGAAGTCAGGCGCTATCGAGAGCTGGGCCTGCCCCTGCCAGAGTGGGCCATCAATGAGCTGGATGCCGATCGGGCGTCCCAGCCTAAGGAGCAGGACGCAAAATGATGGAGGTGGCTTCTCTTTTCTTGAACCGCCCGATCGCCCATACTGAGGCCAGCCTCGCCCTTCTGCGTGTCGGGTTTCAGGGCGGCGGCAATGCCGAAGCCTTCCTCGGTGAACGCATGGCGGCAGCGGATGCGCCCTATGAGGTGATCGAGGGTATCGCGGTCATCCCGGTTTCGGGCGTGCTCCTGCCGGGCTATGGCTGGTCCTGGTCCGGGGCGACCTATTATCAGGATATCCGGTGTTCGCTCGCTACGGCTCTGCAAGACCCTGCCGTCAACAGCATCGCGCTCATCGTCAATTCGCCCGGTGGCACGGTCAGTGAGTGTTTCGACACGGCTGATCTCATCTATCAGGCGCGTGGTGACAAGCCGATTTGGGCCATTCTCGATGACGTGGCCTATTCAGCCGCCTATGCCATTGCGTCTGCTGCCGATTTCATCACCGTGCCCCGCACGGGCGGCACAGGGTCGATTGGCGTCGTCGGCATGCATGTCGATGTCACGGCCTCGCTCGCCGATGCGGGCATCAAGGTCACGACATTCCAGTATGGTGCCCGAAAGACCGATTCATACCCCACCACACCGCTTACGGACCCGGCGCGCGAGCGCATGCAGGCCGATATCGATGAGATGGGGGAAATGTTCGTGACGCTCGTCGCTC